GTTTCAAATTGTTTAGTCCTCATCGTCATCATCGTATGGGATCTCGCCAGGAAGATTAGGAAGCCAATTAGGAGTAGGCAAGATAGTTGCAGGATAGGTGAAAGGCTCTAGCAGAATGGCTAAAGCCATCTCTGTGCTAAACCCTGCTCTTCTTAGTGATTTGTAGTACTCGTTAAGCCCAATGCAATACTGATCCAGAATAGAATAAGCCTCTAGGTCAATAGCCTTCTTGCGAGCCATGGTTAAATTATCGCTCTAAGAGTATGTTGTAGATCTCATCGACACGCGCATTAAGGCGCTTAATCTCCGACAGCAAGTGAGTGATCACATAGCCAGCCAAGCCACCCACTATCGCAAGTGTGGCAATATAAAGATTTAAGTAGTCCGTTGGTGTCATCGTTTAGGAGTCGCATATCCAAAAACCCCAGCTAGTACCGCCCAAAGGATCGAGCGATAATCAGCTGCGAAGTTAGAAGCTGCCCAAGCAGATAAGAACGCTCCAGCAGTTAGGACATAAGGGTTTTTCATATTCATTTGCTTGCTCCTAGTAGTGGGATATCAAAGAACGAGCCATCTTCATCGCCTTTTGTAGTGAACGAGATATGGAGATGATGGCGATGCTTGTTAATCCCAGTATAAGTTCTCCAGCGCCAAGCGCTTTTGGCGCTTGCAATTTTTCCGTCGAAGATAAGATATGAGATGCGCTTATCAGACTTTGCCAAGAGACGAAGTTGATCCGCCACATCGGGCATGATGTCTGGTTTTGGTTTTCCTGATAGATCGCGGTCAATGTCAATGGCACGAACCCAGCCCTGCTCATCTGGATTATGGTCAGACTTACGAGCTGAGTGCCGACTATCGCCGATCCAGCCGTCCGAGGTACGATCACGATCGCTGAAGCAGTCATCGAACTGTTCACGAAGTTGGCTTGCAGCCTTACTTAGCCTTGGCTTCATCTGCCTTAACTTCTTCAGGATTTAGCCAAGCCTGATAATCAGGATTATCCTCGGTGCAAGTAACGCGGCATAAGCCATCGTCATCTATGCGAGCATAAATTTTAATGCCATCTTCTGTAGTTGTAAGAAGTTCATATTTCATAATTCCGCACTCCAACCTAGATAAGCACCTGTTGCATTACTTCGAGCAAAAGAACCATTGCCACCGATTAAACCTGCCGTTACTGGCATACTTGTCGAAGCGGAAGTGGTTTGCCCTAATCCAAAAAATGGAACTGCCGAGCAAGTTGTATTTGCTCCAGCCGAACGAACGCTGTAATCGGTTGCAGTACCAGACTGTTCAAGCGCAGTTGGTGCAACTCTCATTTGAACTGGGAAAAAAGTGGTTACTTCCGAGTTTGTTGTTCCTGAGTTGTTACCTATGGCTAAACGATCTCCTGTGTTTCCACTTATGCGGTAGTAATAACGCTGGCAAGCAGCCAATTCAGCCTGATAAGTAGCACCATTAGGCGCATAATTAGATACTGAGTTAGCCGCTTCTAGTTGTACGCCTGTAATTTCAAAGTAATCGTTAGTTGAGGCTGTTCCAACGGTTGTGTAATAGAACTGCGTAGCGACTTCAGTAGCATTAGTTGGAATAGTTACAGAATAGGTGAAGCGCTGCCAAGTCGTTGTTAGCGTGTTGTTCTGTGTTGGATAAACGCCGCCTGTGTAACTTGCCGGCATCTGGTCTGTACCAGTACCGCTTACAATAGATGAAACTAGAACGCTTGAAGCGGCTGAGAAGTTAGCACCTGCGCGAGCGTAGAAGGAAAGCATGACTGTCTTGCCAGCCAAAGGAATAGAGTTAACTGACTCAAAGCCTTGTTCAAAGATTAGAAGTCCTGCGCCTGTCTGCCCTGAGTTCTTTTGGACTCTTGCGCAGTATTGAATATTAGGCAGGTTAGTTGTGTCGTTAGTTACTTGGCGGCTTACTGTGTTCGCCATATTCGCTGCAACTGTTCTAACTTGCCAACGGTCGGCTGTGTAAGCGCTAGCGGCTGCTGCGGTAGAGAAGGAAGTCCCACGCTGCCAGACAGAGTAATTTGAGTTCAGAACGCGGTTCTTGCCCGCTGATCCTTGTGCGCCATCGAGCAAGTTGATCGCTTGACCGATCTCATTCATCGCTGTGGCGGTTAAGATGTCTCCCGTTACAAACGAGGTCTGACTTGGAAATACGGACATTTATTCTCCTAATACGCCAATACTGATGTGCCTATTATACCCTGAACCGCGCTGCCCAGCGTGAAGCCGTCAGTCAAACTTTCCAGGGTAGTAACTGTGACCTGCATCTGGTTTGGCGTGATATTCCAGTTGAGTCCTTGGCATTGTAGATTTTTAACTATAGTTGATCCATCGGGTTGATTATTGGTTATTTTCAAAGCTGTAAAATAATCAAGCCCAAGAATAGTAGCAGTTGGAACGGCAGGGTCTAGAAGGTCGATCGTCATTGCATCTATGCGAATTGTTGTCTCAGCTCTAGTCGCGACAAAGATCCGAGCAACATTCAAAGCATCTGTATCTGTCTGCATAATTAAATTAGTTTCATTGCTCTGGTGCGAGAAGTATTTGACAATGGAAGCAGCGTTTTCAGCAAGCTGAGGCGAACCGCCTACACGAGTCATCGAAGATGAGTTAATAATTAACTTGTCATCAAAACTGAAAACTAAATTTTTATAGGGTATGCCACCAGTTTGATTAAACTCAATAGGAGTAGCACTAGCTGAAGTAATGGTATTAGTGCGGTTCTTAAATACAGCTGTGCCAGAAGAGTTCATGTAGAACGCCCCCTGCTCGGAGAAGGCTGCGTTAAGAAGAGCATCGAGTGAAGTTCTAGATGCGCCTGAGTCTGCCACACAGAGCGTGTTGCCTGTGTCGATCTGACGCATATTTGAAGGAAAGTTAACCTGGTTCAAGATAGCCGAGACTCTTTGTCCAGTATTTTGACCAGCGCCAGCTGAAGCAACGGTCGAGATAGCGGCTTGTTGCATTAGGCGAAAAGCGTCATTGCAGACAATATCTACATAACCTGTCTCTTCACCTTGAGGATAGGTGTAGCGGTACTCAGTTGTATAGCCTGAATAAAGGAAATAAGACACTCCGCCAACCGTGGCAGCAACACGCAGTTTGCGCAGAGGTGTCAGGTAGCCAAAGTAAGGAGAGTTCACATTCTGAGGATTAAAGTAAGACAGAGGATCTAGCACTCTAACGGTGCAAGTGCCAGCCTCGTACTGATCGCGCATGATATTGCGACCGCGAGAAATGCTTATTGAATATACATCTGGAGTCAGATCAACTACTGGTTCTGGGACGGTCGAGGCTGCAAGTGTGCCTGTACCTAAAAGACCATACTTGGCATCGCCTAGAGTTAGCGGATATCCGAAGGTAGCGCCAGAGGAGAAGTCGAACGATACGCTGATTTGCGCTGGAAGTGCCATTATCCGAACTGACTCTGTAGTCGTTCAAGGGCAATGATCTTGCCAGATAGATAGTTATTAGTCTGAACCTTTGAGACTGCTCCGACCATTTCCTGAGAGTCTAGGGTTACTTGAACATTGACAATAGGAGTCTGACCCATTGCTTGCTGACCCATAGCGGTATAGCGAAGGCTAGAGTTAATAGTCGCTTGGGTTTCGCCTCTAGCAATACCTTCGTTAATAATGTTTTGGTAGAGGTTATCGGCAGCTGTAGTTGCTGAACCGACAGGGCTTCCTGTAACTCCAGCAGAGCCGCCAATTGGAGCAGTTGGTTTGATCTGTGCAATTTTCTTAACTTGCTCTTCGATCTTGTCGAGGTATGACTGCCACATCTCGAAAGGGTTCTTTGCGGTTGGGAAGTTGGCAAAGTACTTAGCAAGTTCTTCGGTTAAACCTTGAGCCTTGGCTACTTCGTAAGCTAGTTTAGAAGCCTCTGTAACATTGCCTGTAAGAATGGCTAATTGTAGATCTAGGCGCTTGCGCTCTTCGTCAGTTATTTTGCCTTTAAGAGCTGCAACAATTTGGATTTGATCCATGTCGAATAGGTTGCCAGCCTTCTTTAAAGCGGCAGCCTTTCGCTCTTCTTCAGTCTTCTTCTTGGCGATTTTGGCAAGTTCTAGGGCGCGCTTCTTAGCAGCCGCTTCCATCTTGGCTAGAGCTGCTGCCTTTTCCTTTTCACTTAACAGGTCAGCTTTGCGCTGTAACTTTTCCTGTTGAAGTCTTTGGGCAGCGCCAGCATCGACAAAGACCTGACCAGTTTGCTTATATACTTGCTTGCCAATAAAGGAAATTATCTGAAGCAACTGCTTGATAATTGGCATATTAGCTAGATCGCGTAAGCCGATAGCAAAGCCTCGAATAAAGTCTGCGATGCCAGTAGCAATGCTGTTGATCTTTGTAGCAAGTTCAGTAATTGAAGCATCTCCAGCAAGTGTGCCTAGGGCGTCAACAATGCCTTTACCAATGGCTTCTTTGGCATTATCAGCAGCCACTTTAAGGACAGCCATCTTGCCAGCATAAGTCTCTAGGTAAGCTGCATTGCTGCCGCTAAACTGTTCGTTTAACCTGGTCATGATTTCAGCAAAGGACATAGCGGCAAGTTCAGTCTTGCTTAGACCCAAATTATATTTCATTAAGCCGCGAGTATTGCCGATGTAAGCCTTGCCTAAATCGTCTGCAACTGTAACTAAATCAACAGTAGAACCCTTTGAAATGTCTATTGCTTCGCTAAGTAGTTTCTGTGAATTAGCCAATGAACCTGTCGTAGTCAACAAAGCCTGGAAGGCTGGACGAAGCTGGTCATCGAGAACGCCTGAAGTGGTTTCTAAATCACCAATAAACTTAGCAATTTCAACATTAGCAAAGCCAATGCCTAGGTTATCTACAACCTTTGCTAGCTTGGCGGCTGCTGCTTCATCCTCTGCAAATGCCTTAACTGATGCTTTACCAAAGGCTGTAACTGCTGCAACTGAAAGACCAACGCCAAAAGCCCTACCAAGAGACTTAACTGATTTAGTCAGCTTATCGGTTGAACTCTGCGCCTTCTTAAATGCTGGAACGCCTACGAACTCCGAAGCAATTCTGATTACTACGCCGCTAATGTTGCTCATGCTGCCCTCTTCAAATCTACTATTTGAGTGCGCTTATTAAATCTATCAGTAGTATTTTCGATCGCCTTAAAGACTTTAGCATTGGCTCTGCCTTGAGTCTTAGCCCAAGCTCTATAGATTAAACGACCCATCATGCGGCTATCGTTCTTGTTTCCACCATACAAATTGCCAAGATTAGAGATAAACTGGTTTCCTGCATAACGATTAACAGAGCGAGACACGCCTTTGCTTGCGCCACCTGCTTTTGGACCAACCCAGTCCTGACCCTGACCGTTCTTACGACCAGCAGTTTCATAGATCGCACCGATCATAGATTTATTCTGGATGCGAATTAAGTTCTTGAAACCTTGGCTATTGACCTTGGATGGAGTTGTTTTGTACACGATGCCGCGCTTGATTTCCGATGCATCATATTTAGGGAACTTATGACCACCATCAGTTGCGCGTTCTGCCCATCCAGACATAGGACTTTCCGCGGGTACAAATCCGCGTGCCTCAGCAACGATAGGTTTCAGGATGCTGCCTAGTTCTTTAGTTAATTCTTTTGCTAGATCAGGCGCGTATTGGTTAAGGGCTTTGCGAAGTGCGATAGCGCCCACTACTTCTGTTGGCACGCTCCACCTCTTTCGCTTCGTCTTTAAGTGCCATTAGTAGCACCTTAAACATCGTATGATCTAAGTCAATTAAAACTTGGGGCGAGAGTCCAGTTCGCAGCGATAGTTTCGCTACGAGATAGTGAAAAGACTCTCGCGTTATGCCAAAGGGTCATCGTCTAGCACTTCCACGCTCTTCAGCGTTTCCATGAACGAGTCACCAAATGGCTTCGGCGCTTCACCTGCGCGACGGCTGCAACTCCAACACAAATAATAAATATAAGTCTGCATACCCTCTTCAACTATGGCTTTGTGAAAGCCTTTCTTGAAATGAGTCTCAAACTCGTATTCAACAGCTGGCGTGACCTGATATTCAGCAACACGATCATCTGTATAAGTTACTTTGAGTTTTGCCATTGTTTGCCCCTTAGTTAGTTATTGAGTTTTACCAAGTACCAGTTGTAGCAACTGCTGTCTTTGAGTTGCAAGTATAGGTTAGGTCTAGCATACCTTCGTCAGCAACCGCGCCGTTAATGTCGGTAAGGTTGTCGATCAAAATTGTGCCAGTATAGAGTGGGTTGGTTGTAGATACTGCTGCTGTGCTGTCCTGGATAGCCTTAAACGCAACAGTTGTTCCGTAAGCGGCTTGAAGTGTGGCACGAACTGAACCAGCGCCAGATGCGGCGTTGTCGTTCAAAAGTGAGATCGTTAGAGTATCTGCTGAGAGTCCAGTAACGAATTGGTGAGAGTCCGACCCCATCGCTGTGACCTCGATCTGGTCTGAGCTGCGAGCTAGTGAAAATGCGGTCACATGGTCGCTGAAATCAACTGGTGTTGCGCCGAGTTTGAACCCGACTTTATTGTTTAGAAAAATCGCCATGATTATTCCTCATCCTTCTTGGCTGTTGGTGTTGTTGGTTTAGGTGTTTCTACTACCTGACCTATCTTCTTCAGAAAAGCCAGTTCTGCGGGTGTTAGATCAGACATATTAACTCCAGTTACTTAGAATTGAGACTTGCATCGAACAGGTTAAGAGATCGCCTGTTGCAGATGTGTAAACGCTTGGCGTGCTTACAGTACCTACATTATAGACGATAGAGGAAGCCGCTAGCTTATTAAACACAGAAACTAGCATTTCCTCAATTCCATTTAAGTTGCCCTCATTGTCTAGAAGTGGGACAAAGATATTTATATTAAAATTAACTAGCGGAGCAATAGTGTTATAGCCGTTATTGCTTGGAGTGACATAAGGATCTGACGGAGAAATCGTAACGCTGTTAGCGATGGGTGTGGCTGGTGGAAAGGAAAATGTACTCCATAGAGAATTGTTGATTAACGCTGTTGCAAGCGTGCTGCGAAGGGTCGAGATAGCTGCTGGCATGATCAGCCAACCATCGAGCGTGGATCTAGGTAAGGAGCTAATAATCCTCTGACTCTAGCCACCAATGTATTTGACATAGTGAATGGGTTAGGAGTAAAGCCATCGACTGACATTCCCTGACCGCTTGGCGCTTGGCGCGCTTGCCAGATCGCTATTGAAATCATGAGCGAGGCTTCTTGGATCGCTGGGACTGTTGAATAATCTGTATAAGTCTCAGCAGCTGCAATTCCGTAAGGTTCAACTGTGTGGCGTGGATTATCGCTTGTATGAGTTGTAGTTACATTAAATGAGCGAGTACCAACGCCTGTAATTGTTTTAGTACCGTTGTACTTAGTTCCTGCACCTGAGATTACAACTGACTGTCCGACATAGAAAAACTCTCGAATAGGTTGATCAAAATAAAGAGTTCCTACTGTGCCAGTATTGCCATGAGCAATTATGTATTGCTGGTTCTTCCATAGAAAAGGAATCAACACATTGTCTGCGGCATCTGCAACTTCTTGAAGCACACTATCGGCATATAAAGTTCCAACGCCAAGTGCGCTGCGAAGTTCTGCAACTGTTGTGTAAGACATTTGATCTCCTTTCTAAAGACTGGTGGGGTAGAAGGGCACTACCCCACCAGCGACTTAAATGGGCTTACGCCTTGTTATTCTTGAATGCGCCAGCGCCGACCTTAGTAGCGATCGCACCAAAACCATAGTAACCAATGGTTACAGATCCTGAAGCTGTTGACTCCGCACGCAAGCGATAATTTGGTGACTCGTACCATGTGTAAGCATCTGGGTTAACGATGATGATAGAACCATCTGTGTCAGTTCCAGCTGCTGTGTTAGGTGTTACATAGAGGTTAAGTCCTGCAACATTGCCCTGTAGAGATGTTGGTACAACTGCTCCACCAGCGTTCATTGGATTTGCCGCTGTGTAAATTGGGCGTCCGTTGTCGTTGAGTGTCATGATGTTTGACCATTGTGAAGTGTTAACGATCATGTTGCGAGCGAATGGATTTGGAAGTCCAAGTGTTGCGTTGTAAACAGATGCTGAACCGCGAGCAACAATTCCAAGAAGCTCTGAAGCTGTTGGATATGTAACTGTTGTTGTTGCATCTGCTGTTGCACCTGTAATCAATGCTGCGTTAACTGCTGCATCTGTAGCCTTTGCGTAAGCTGCGCCCATATTGCGAATGAGCTCGTCAAAAAATGCAGGAGAGGTACGGTCAAGCAACTCGACAGAGAATGTCTGCTGTCCAGCATATTTCTTAACATCCACGCTCAAAAACGCAGAATTTTGGTCTGTTTCATTGAATGCTGCATCTTCAGCTGTTACTGCAACTGTTGGCATTACTGTGATCTTTGGGATCTCGAATGTCATACCTGCATCTGGAAGAACTCCGCGAGAAATCGCTTCAATGCTCGGACGAATTGTAGTACCGAGTGGGTTGATGATTTCGTTAAGTTGACGAGTTGGTACTAGACCAGCGTTGTCAGTTGTGTTGTCTGCTGCAAGAATGTATTGACGAGCTGACTCATCGCCTAGTGCTGCGCGAATTGTGTTCTCTGCATACTTAGCAGCTGTGATTTCAATGCGTGGCTTTGTGTAAGCCATTGCTGTTACAGCAGGGCGAGCAGCTTCAACTGCGGCAGCCTCAACTGTAGGTGTTGCTTCGACTGCTGGAGTGGTGTTTTCCACGGTGGCTGTCTCGCTTTCTGTTGGTTGGTTGGTTGGTTCTACAGCTTCGGTTTCCGCTGGTGCGGCTTCTTCGGCTGCAATGCTAGTGATTTGTGCTGACTTAAATGCGGGTTCAGTTACAGCGCTGACTTCTCGGAGAACGCTTGAAGTTACATGAAGTACGCCGTTCTTTGGCTTGGATGCTTTAACTTCAACTCCAACGCTAAGACCTGTAACTAATCCTTCCTGAGCCATCAGCAAATAGTCTGTTGCTTTGCTGCTACGGCTTAAACGGAAAGTAGCGTAAATACCGTCACCTTCGCGAACTTCAAAGTTTGAAGCCCGACCCAAAGGTTGTTTGATGTCATGTTGCGCTAATAAACGAACAGACTTTGCATCTGGGATCTCTATTGAGTCGGGTTCAAATATGACAGCGCCAGCTGAAGTATTTCCAATTTCGCCTGTTCCCATTGGCACAATTTTGCCTGAGATCTCGCGTGTTTCCATCGAAGCAGTTAGTTCAGATGCTTCCAAAGTAAAATATGTTAAATCGCTCATGCCATTCCTTTACTTCCGTTAGGTGTTAAGTCTGTCATTTCCATTGCTTGTTCTTGGGTGATCAACTGAAGATCAAGAAGTTCGCGAATGATCTGCAACTCAACAAGTGGATCTGTTCTTAAATAGTTCTTGTCAATATCGAACTTAACGATGTTTCCGCGAGCAGTAATGTCATCCATAGATAGACGATCCTCAATGGCGGATACAAATGGCTGCAAAGATAGAGTTAGGAACTGCTTACGCTCGTCTTGGACATTGGCGTATGTCATCGTCGTATTTTGGTCAGCTGAAACATAATATGGCGGCACATTGCAGAGGCGTGCAATTTCAGTCGCTAAGTTCTGAATTTGGTCGTTATAGCCCATGTCTTTAGGTGAAAATGAGACTGGAGAGTATTCTAAAGTAGAAGTTAGATAAGCAGTTGAACGATTTAAGCGAGCGTTCTTCCAAGCAGCTAGTAATCCTTGAACTTCTGCTGGTGGCAAGTCTGCGCCTGTGTTCTTTAGGTATCCAGTAGGCATTGGAGTACCAGCAGCAATAACCGCAGCCTTCTGCACATCTAAAGCTGCGCGAATTGTTGATACGCCAGTATTAAGAATGCCATCGCTTAATGACTGGAAGGTGATTAGCGAGCCAAGACCGTCCATTGGTACGGTCATTCCATCAACTGCGTAAGATTTTACAAATACATTGTCGCGATCGAGTGTTGCAGTTACGCGAGAGTTAGCGATCCATTCAAAACGAGAAGGGCGTCCGTCTTCCTGATAAGTCTCAACCACCATCCAGAAACTTTGCCCATAGAAGAGGAGCGAGTCAACCGTGTAAGCGATCGTTACTGATCGAGGCTGATGATAAGAAGGTTGTTCAAGCCAAAGTGGCTTTCCTAGTTCTTCACCTGTTGACTTCTTATATAACTCCAGGGGAATTGTTCCGATCGTTCCCGCTAAAAGGTTACGGCAGCGTGCTAACGCTGGAACGCCCATAGCTTCGGTGCGACCGACATACGCGAACTGAAACGGCATCGCATAAGGAGAGTACTCACCGAGAACTTGCGGAGCAGCTTGCGCTTCAATAGTTGGTGATGATGTTGCGCCTGTAAGGCGCGAAAGGATACCCATAGAGTGCAATTATACACTAGATGTAGGTCATTCGGTGTATATAGCCGCTACCTGTTGTGGTTTAGATAATTTGCTTACTATCATTGCAACAGAAATTGGCGCGCTAATATCGCCAGCGGATTTTCTCTTAATGATACGCCACGCGCTATCTGAGACTTTTGCAGCTACATTGTCAAATTGTTCAATTAGATCGCGTTGTCCATTAAAGACCATGCGTTGATTAACAACCGCATCGAGAAGATCTCCGCACGCCTGATAGAACTGCTGACCAGAGCAGTCCTCGACCACGCAACCTGCTGCCGATAAACGATCCGCAATAGACTGAGTAGCGAAGCGATCAAACATGATTTGCTTCGGTCTATAGATATCAACCCAGCCTTTTATAGCAGCCGCAATTTCAAGATCGTTTACCGATACCTGAGACTCCCATTTCTGCAAGATGCCTACGCCAATTCGACCATCGGGAAGGATCTGACCTGCGCACAAACTAGCGTTTCTTTTACTAGGGCTAACATCAAAGCCAAAGACTGTATATGCACCTGGAGACATTTCAAGCGTTGCATCTGAACAGTCTTCAATGCTGCCTGGTGGGAACGGTGACTGTAATGATGAAACCCAGAGACAAAGAAGCTCGGTCATGATGCTTTCATGGCTTGAAGTAGAGATGCTCTCAGCGATCGCCTCTTTGCTGACCGTTATTCCAAGGGCAGGGTTAGCATGAGCTACACCTTCCCAGAATGCTTTGGAGTTAAGGTCGATCTTTAAGAAGGTTGGCGCGCTGTACTCGTAGTAGCCAAAGGTCTTAGGCGGGTTCTCCATGGCTCTGCTTTTAAGTTCATTCAGCGGAGTGCTAAAAGCATCGCCAGCGTTGCTAGTCCAGAATGTCTGTCCATCTGTTGCTCTAGTTGTAGGAGTGATCGCAGTAAAGGCTTCGTCTGACCATTCGCGTAACTCATCACCCCAAGTGAAATGGCTCGTGTAGCCGCGACTGCCGCTTCTAGTAGCTGCTACAACATCTAAGCGACAACCACCGAACTCTGGCAATAGTTCTATCGACTCAGTTCCATTTGCATGACGGATCGCCTTAACCTGGCAGTTGAGAAAATCATTAGCTTCGATCGTGTAACACATTTCTCTAAACGAGACTAAAGCCATAGCTCTATTAGATGAGGCTATTAGCACCCTAGGACTCTTAAAGAGGAAGAGGTGGGCTAGGCACATAATGCGCCCTAAATGTGACTTTCCAGACTGGCGAGCTACGAGCAGTAACCCAGTCCTTCTTATGAACTTATCTTGCTTATCAACAGCGAAT